ATGGCGTCCCAGGGTTCGATTTGGAACTGCTTGTAGTGGTTGCCCGCGACTTGCGTATCGTTTGCTCGTGACGGTGCGGGTTGTTGTGCATGTCCAGCCGCAGGTCCTGCGGTGTCCCCACTGTCGTAAATCGAAACGCGCACGTCTGACATTCGTATCTCCTTCGCTTTAATCCACCAGTTGTGGCTCTAACTTCAAGGGCGTGGGCTCTCGCTCCACACTCGGGGCACTGCATGATGTCAACATCTCCATGAGTTTGATCTGCTTCTTCTTGGTGCGATAGGCACGCTGCCGTTCGGCCTGCGTCTTCTTCTGACGCCGCTTGTCGTTGCCCGCACCAAGTTTGTAGATTTTCGCCAGATCACGGCCTCGCGGGTCTTTCTCCCAGCCACTGATGTGGGCAGCGCCTGCCCTGTGGAGTTCGCGTGTGTATTGGCACACGGTCACGTAGTGAAGGCCCGTCTCGTTGGCCAGTTCCTGGCAGGTGTAGGTGCCTTCGAGGAGGAGCTTGATCAACTGCGCTTGCATGATCGCGTTGATCTTGATCTGGCGCTTGCCTTTGGGGCTTGGTGGGTTCAAGTTTTTTTCCTCAATCGAATCAGTTCGTCCAGCATCCGCTCCATCTGGTCTGCGGCGTGTAGGTGGAACGGGCTTATGGGGATGTTGCGTGCGAGGGTTCTCATCATGCCGATGGTGTTGCGGATAGAGCGTTCGGATACTTTCTGCCTTGACTTGGGCTCCGCATCTATCTGTGCCAGTATTGCGTTGTGGTCGCCGCTCATTCCTTCCCCCTTGCTCTGATGGCTTTGACACAGTTCTCTGCCGTCACGGAATAGAGCGAGAGCGGCTTCACTCGTTTAATTTCTTCTTCACACACCTTCGCACACGCCTCACGCTCGGCTGCTACGCCGCTCGCATACCCATCCTCCCATGCGTTTTGGGATTGAATCCTTGGGTGGTCTAACGCATTGCACAGGGTGTTCTCCCATGCGATGAATGAACCAGATGGCTTGTTCATTCCTTCCCCCTTGCTCTGATGATGGACGCGGTTATGTGCAGCCCTTCTTCATCACACACCTTCGCACACGCCTTACGCTCGGCAGCGGCAACAAGGGCGGCGAAGCGTTCAAGTTCTTTTGGGAACATGTCTGTAACAGCAGGCCACAGCCCAACCTCCCGCGCCATGCGGATGATGTCTTCTTTCATTTCTCATCCCTCCATGTGCCATCCTTAAAGATGAACCGTGTAAACAGCAGGTTGCCACCCAAGTCGTAGTGTGCTGCCATGCAAGGCAGGTTGTTGAGCGCAGGTGATCGGGACTGAAGACCCACGCTACTCTTGTACTCATGCGGGAAGTAGTACATGGTTGTGTGTGCTTCCTTGGGTGTGTCTGGTGGTGTGGTGAAGTCGTACAGATCGCGCTTCATGCTTGTCCCCTTGCTCTGATTGCGGCGGCGATGTATTTCGGGTGCTGCACAGCCATGTCTTCAATCAACTCCGCACACGCCTCACGCTCGGCAGCGGCGACAAGGGCGGCGAAGGTTTTGATGCGACCTTCAAACATTGGGTCTTGGTAGACGATGTTTTCTGGATGAGGCAGAAGCCCAGCCTCCCGCGCCATGCGGATCAGTTCTTCCTTGGTCATGCCCCCTCCTGCTCAATCGGCACATCGCGCCATTCGCCGTGGACTTCCCCGATAGGTATCGGGTCACCGAAACCCATGCTGAGGGTTCCCATACTGGGCCTCTCCCACCACTGCTGAAGGATGCGTCTTTTTACCGAGCGGAAAACTGATTCGTCCGGGAAGGACTCGACTGGCTCACTCACCACGCGCTCCACGAAGCGCAGTCTGTTTGTCGGGGTCATGTCTTCTCTCCTAGTCGTTCGCGCAGGGCGGTGATGGCCTTGTCGATCAGTCGCTCGACCTCTTGCCTACTGCTCATTGAATTGAGATGGCATAGCCGAGACGCACACAAATCATCAAGCACCTGCCGCAGCAGGGCGGTGTCGTCTACGGGGTTGGTGAGAATCGCTTGCCAGTGCTCCACCTGCGCGTCCTCAAGGTGCAAGCCGCGCATCTTTGCAAACTCGGTAATTGCCTCTACAGCCGGGCCTGCGTGGTCTGCGCTTGACAGCGTTAGTCGCTCTTTGCGGGAGGTCAGCCAACCCATTAAATCGAATAACACGCCAGCAATGTGCGAGTGCAGGACATGAAGTTCAATGGGTTCATATTTCGCCACAGGCTCATTGCTCATGCTTCACCTCCAATCCCGTGTGCGCGTTCGATGGCGCGTGCGATTGCATATGGGTCATAAGAAAAGGCTTCGGCGCATACTCGCTTCATCTCCTCATCCGTCAGCGGCTTTCGCTGCTTTCGCATGTGCTCCACTGCACGCATGGCTGTCAGTTCACCAAGGTAGTCGTAGCAGAGCGTCTCCAGGCGCTTGTTCTCCGCATGAAGGCGGCGCAGTTCGGCGGCGGCTCTGTTGTTTACGTTGATTAGTTCTGGATGCTTGTCGGAAACCTCCAAAGCATTTGCCAACATCAGTGCGTCTAGTTCCGTGCTCATACCATCCCCCACAAGTAACTGATCAACACCGCCACTGCCACGAACGGCCCGAGAAAGATCACGAGCAGGATGGACACCGCCCAGGCCAGGGCGAACAGTTCAGCCAACCATTTCATGTCAGCCACCCCGCCCAGTGCAGGACATACACCAGGGAGAAGAACAGGAAGCCAAGGGCGCCCAGCATGGCGGCAAGCCAGCCCAGTTCGTCGAGTCCGTCGTCTTCATTCAGTCGTTGCATAGCTCACCTCACAGGCTGAATGGGCAGTACGAAGTGAAGATGCGTGTGGTCGTGTATTGGCACGCGAAGTCCACGCAGTAGGTGCCCACGTAGCGCGGGCCTTGTTGAGTGCTGATGAAGTCGCACTTGATCAGCGTGCCTGCTCGTGCATACGCGGGAAGGGCAGTCAGTATCGACGCCAGGAGCGCGATGCCTGCGCACAGTTGGATGCCGATGATGGCGAGGCGGATCTTGAGGTTACGGATGTTGTTGATGTTGCTCATGGTTGTCTCCTATGGGTTCAGGCAGCAGCCTGTTGGGGTTGTGTGGTCTTGCTGTTGATTCGGTTATCCACCTCTTCAAGCAGTTCAGCGATGTCCTGGTCGAGCAGGTGCAGCTTCTGCGACCAGCGGGCGATGGTCAACTGGATGTCGCGCAGCAGTTCCTCCTTCTGTGATTCGTTGCTTATGACCTCCGACGTGAGGCGGTAGCCTCCGCCGCTTTCTCGATCAGTCGGCAGACTGACGAACGCCCGCACAGATACGGGCTCGCCCTCCACCAGTGTGATCTTGCACCGCTGAATCAGCGAGCGTGCCTGCTCCCTGCGGTAGTTATCAGCAGCCTTCGTGTCGTCCCACTCAAAGTGTTTGTGCAGGATGCTGTCGGCACTGCTTGCCTCAGCGATCACGTCCTCTACCTTGAGCACGCCGCCGTTGCGCCGTGCCATGTCCGTCAAAAGTTTCCGTTCCTCTTTCATGCTTTCTCCTTAAAAAGTTAAATGCCTGCCTTACCTAGCGTTGCCGTTCCTCGCTGCACCACGCCTTACGACGCCTCGCCTGCCATGCTAAGTCGCACCAAACCAAGCCATGCCGGGCCATGCCCGACCTCACTGCGACTTACCCAGCCTCACCTGCCTTGCCAGTCCACACGATGCCGCGCCAATCCGACCCCTGCCTGCCTTGCCGTGCCATACCCGACCATGCCCTGCCAAACCAGGACTAACCTAGCCAAGCCCCGCCTGCCTTGCCGTGCCCAACCGGGCCTTGCCAGACCTCGCGACACCTTTCCCGGCCGATCCTGGCCTGCCTTGCTGAACCACGCTCAGCCAATCCTGGCCCAGCCTTTCCCAGCCTGCCTTACTGGATGCCGTACTTGGCGACCACTTCCTTCTCCCGATCACTCGGGACTACGTTGAACAGACCGAACCCGCATCCGGCAGAAGCCTTGCTGTCGGGACGACCTGCACCGATACCCACTTGCATCCCGCACCGGGAGACAAGGTTCAAGACATCGGCCATCTTGAACTGATCCATGTCGTACCGGACACGCAGACGCGCGGCCCAGTTGCGATACATGGGACGGGAACGCACATCGACCACACCCGTAGCGTTGCGAGTATGCGCCGTGTAAACCTGACTCTCGCCGTAGATGCGCACGAGGGGGACGCCATCGTTCTTGTCGAACCCATCAGCCTCGATGAACGCAGACAACTTGGCCAGCGTCATCTTGAACCCCACGAGTCGGCAGGCGCTGATCATGGCGGCACGGAACGCAGCAGCGTTCATGCCCTCCCAACCGTCCATGCTGCGGTAGCGCGCATCTTCGGCTTCCTTGTCGTAGTCCCGTGCGTCGCGGGCCTTCTTGTTCTTGGCTGACTGGCCCTCGGCCATCTTGGCCATGAGTTCAGCCTTCTTGCTGAACCGCTCCACCACCAGGGGCGCGGCGCCCTCAATGTAGAAGTCGGTGACGCCGAACTTCGGCGGGCTGATGATGCAGGTTTCTTCTTTGATCATTGCTTTCTCCTAAAACAGAGCAGGCTCTGCGTCCTGCGGGTTGTACCGCTGCTTTGGCGGCTTCTTGGGTTTGTACGGTCGGCCCTTCCACGTTGGGAAGGGCCAGACCTTGGGCGGTGGATCTAGTGCTTCTTGGGCAGGTCGAGTGGTTTTGCGAGTAGCCATCGATCCCCCAATCGGCGTACCGACTTGACCCACTGCCGTTGGTTGTGGCGCTGCGTGTGCAGCGGCACGTAGTCCACGGCGAACAACTCACGAACCAGTTTCAATGCGCGTGTCTTCATTCGGTTCTCTCCGCTTCTTTAATGTCAGTGATGTCCCAGTCAGCTTCGTCGGGGTCGCCCTCGACGTACTCCTCCAGGTTGTTCATGAGCTTGTCCGCTGCCTCATCTTCAGAGTAGGCGCTGACGACAACGGTGATGTAGGACTCACGCCTGAGTTCGATCTCGTAGAACTTCATGCTGCCCTCCCCAGGAACAGGATACGCAGGCGCTGCCAGAAGGTGTAGTGGGAGAAAGGCTGAGGAACCTCAACCTCGATGTACTGCGTCTTCACAACCGGCTCCACCATCGGCGTGGTGGGCGCGGGAACTGTCTTCGCAAACTTGCCGCTCTTGGTGTACTTGCGCTTGGGTGCACCGTTGCGCAGTTCTGCCTGACGTTCCAGCTTACGCTTGGCCTTGAGTTTGCGTGCTCTCACCCGGTCGTGGTTCTGCACGCTGAAGACGTACTGCACCTTGCAGCCCACCTCCTCGGCGATCTGTGCGCGGGTTTTGTTTTTGTCTTTGAGCAGGGTGCGGATGAGTTCCGCCTTGTTGGTCTTGGTTGGGGTTGTGACGGTTTCGGTCATTACTTTCTCCTTGCTTGGTTTGGTTTGGGGAACAACTTCAAAAGTCTAAGTCTAGACAAACTCAACCGAGGGCGCAAGCCCCCGGAAGAAGAGATGTTGATAGTGAAGAGGAAGCTCAAGCCGCAGCCAGAGCCAACTCAACTGCGCGGTTCTTGAGCGTGTCGCCCTGGCCCCACAGCGCAGAGGCAGTGCGGTTCTCATCCGAGTGAGCGCGGATGTGGTGGTCAGCGTACTCGGTCACAGCGTTGAGCCAGCCCCATGCAGTTTCCTGCGCTGTCTCAAGCATCGCGCCCTTGGCTGCGCCGTTGAAGAGTTCCATCACGCGGATGAAGCCACGCGACTCCTTGACCTTGTCGGCATCCTTGGTTGTGCCAGTCTTGAAGAGGTGCATGGTGAGGTCTTCGGCCAAGGGGCGGGAGACGCGGATGCCTGCCAGTTGGCGGCTCATTTCCATGAAGGCATGGAACTCAGCGTTGGCGTTCTCCAGTACTGATTGGACTTCCTCGGGTTTGAACTCGCTGCGGTGCGTCACCCGCACTGCTGCCTTGCCCTCGCGTGCCATGCTCAGGGTGTTGTTGCACACAACCCGGACGGTCGTCCACCGAGCCTCAGTGGCCAGGGAGCCATCGGCGGAGGTAGACAGGAGAGCGTAGGGCACGATCCTGTCGGAGTACCCATCGACGCAAACCCCCGCTGCCATCTTCGCTGTGGCGAAGTACCGCTTGCCACCGAACAGCACCCCGGCTGACTCGATGGTCATGCCGCCTGCCGTGGCCCAGTCACGGAAGAACTCCAGCACCTCACGGGGCTGTACTACCTTGTAGCTGTCCGACACCACGCCCAGGGCGTCCTTGGTGTCGCTGCGGAACAGCACCACCTTGTCCTTCACTACCTTCATCTGGTCGGCGTTCTGCCCACGCTCAGTGGCGTAGCGCACGTACCCACGCTGCACCTCGTAGTCCATGCCTGCAGCGGCTTGCCAGTCTTCAATAGACTGGTTCGGAACCATCAGTTGCCCCAGGCCGTGCCACTCGCGTTGCGTGCTTGCGTACTGGGCGACGTTGTTCTTGATCATGATTTGATGTGCCATTTGCTTTCTCCTAGTTGAGATTGCCGCTGATCCGCAGCGGCTACGGGTGTCCAGAAGTGGACAGTGTACACCCTTCCTACACCTGTGGGAAGGGTTGGGGTGAAAAAAATTTAGCTGACGCTGACCTCGAAGGTGAGGTCGCGCACTGCGTCCTTGACGGCATCATCCAGGGCATCGTGCTTCACGAAGTCGTCGAAGTCCGTGTAGTCCAGCTTGTTGACCACCTCGTCGTACCCGTCATGGTTGTACTCCTCGCAGTGAGCGTCGATGGCTTCCTCGATCTTGGCCTCGACCATGCTGCCCACCAGCGGGGTGACCAGTTCACGCAGGGCGTCCATGTCTACGGTGACGTTCGTCTCCTTCTGAAAGAGCGCGGCTTCAGTCAGCCGGGTTTCTAGTGCAGCGATGCGCTCGGCCAGGGGCCGGATGGCTTGCGCGATGGCCTCGTTGAGGGCTTCGTTGATGATGGCATTGATGTCGATCATGTTGGTTTCTCCTAGTTGATGTGCCACTGAACCGCAGTGGCCACGGATGGGGACAGGCGTCCCCGATCTCAGTGTGTTGTCCCACGCTCGATGGTGTAGACCCGGTCACCGCTGCGTACGCTGACTTCAGTCTCGGGGTCGCGCTTGCTCAGTTCCTCGATGACTTGGCGGTAGGTCATACCCGGCAGCATCTCAGCATCGGGGTCAGCCGCGCTGCGCAGGTACTCGATGAGTTCCTTGACCTTCATGTTGTGCCTATCCAGTTCTTCTGGCTGAGGTGCATCGCGTAGTAGCGCGTGAACAGGTCGGGGAACGCCGCCTTGAGTCGCTCCTTGTTGTGGCTGTCGGCGCAGATGTATGCGCCGCCGATGCGTCCGGCGAAGCCCCCACCGATGCGCTCCATGAGCAGCGAGGCGCTGAGGTACTCGTCGTCTGTGGTTGGGCGCACGGGTAGTGCGGTGATGTTGTCTTTCATGCTGTTGCCTCCTCTTCTTTGTGCTTAACCACCCGGCCACGCTTGTCGAACTCGACGTTGGCCAGGACGAAACTGCCCTCGACTTGAGGGCGGTACCACTCGATCTCGTACGCCGCGCTCTTCTCGCACGGCACGTACCACACCCAGTAGGTGTTCTTGCGTTTGTCCATGTACTTCATGGCCTCGTGCAGGTCTTCGGTTGCGTACCAGTCAAAGAAAGAAGTGAGCAGGAAGTGGAACGTAGGTTGCGGGTGTTTGATCATGGCTTTCTCCTTCTTAAAAACGGGTCACCGTGACCCGGAAATCTGAATGACCTTGGCCATCTTCCTGCCGTGTGCGGGGTAGGCGATGACGTTGATGGACTTGTCCCAACAGGCGCGGCACCCGCTGCACTTGCCTTCGCGGTCGTAGGCGCCGCAGATGAAGGTGTGTTTTGGTTTGACCCCCGGCGGCGCTATCGTGCTGCCGTGTAGCCCGGGTGTGTACCCACCATCGACGTTGTCCGCGCTGAACCTGACCATCACATTGGGCAACGCCTGCATGGCGGTGAGAACGGGTTTGAATTTAGGAAACTTCGCCATCCGGGTGGGTAGCCAGTGCTTGGTGTCGGGCGTCTGGCGCATCACCGCCAGGATTTTTTTAGCCAAACCAAGCGCGTACATATCCCCACTGTCGAACCATCGGAAGAACCGCTCACCCTGCAGCGCAGCCACCATGTCCGTTGTCCACGCGGGACGGCGCCAGTCCTCCTTGTTGTGAATGCGCGGGGCCTTGGTGGTGGGCATGATGTAGCGCCCCGTTGTGGCGTAGCACCCGCTGCAGGCAGGCACCAGGGTGCCATCAGAACCAATCGAACCAGGACACGTATCCAACGCCTCAAGCGACCACGACTTGATGCCGTCGAGCTTGCTCGTCACACTGATCTTCATTTGCTTTCTCCTTCTTCAGTTGGTTGTCGCTGCGTTCAGCGGCAGGTCGGCCCACCGCAACTCTTCGCTAGGCCCCCAGCCCCACCGCTTGATGTTCTGGGGATTGCTCTTGGTCGTGGCGTCGTACATGGCCTTGGCTTGGCGCTTGGTCAGCCTGTGCCAGTAGGTTTCCTCGCCGTTGTACGCTTCCACCCAGAAGCTGTAGTTGGTTTCTGATTTAGTCATGGCTTTCTCCTTCTTCAGTTTTAGGGTCACGGTGACCCGATTTATTTCTTCCAATACAGAATCCACGGGTCACGTGGTGCGCGTGTTCCCGGTATTACCGGGCATTTGTTGTACAACTCCTTCAAATAACTAAACATCAACGGGTCGATATAAGTTATCGGGTTACTCTCCTCGGCGGTTGGTTTTAATGGGGCGCGGTCGTCGTTGGCCCGCACCTCGGCAGATTCCACAAGGCTTTCCAATACCTTGATGTACTCCTCGAAAAACTCGATGTAGGGTTTGCGTTCGGGCCTACCTTCGACGGCCTTGCCGTACCGAGCAAGCGCAGCCCGGGCCCACCGCACCTCGGTGTATGCCTGCTCAAGGATGGCCAAGCGCCAGTTCGCCCGCCGCTTGCGGGCATGCCTCGTGTACTGCAGGTCGGCGAGCTTGCTGTTGTAGTTGTGATCCTTTTCGCGTTGGTTCATCTCGTTGATGAACGCAACCGAGTGGGTGCGGTGGGATGTTTCGAGCGCCCGCTTGCGCTCCGCAGGGGTCATCTGCTTGAGTGTCTTGGCCGGTGTGCAGCCACTGCAGGTGGGCATCACGCGGAACTTCATCATGTGCCAACGCCGGAAAAAGCGGATCGGGTACTCGTTGCCGCAGTACAGACACCGCTTGAAGACGGGGGAAAGGTCGATCTCAGAGGTCATGGTTTACCCTCGGTTTGTGGTAGTTTCACAGGAAATGGCCCGGGTACGAGCAACCGTGGACGCAAAAGTGGGTAGAGCAAGTCGTTGATTTGCATGGGGAAAAGTGGTTCTACTACCACCCTACCCTCGGCGCAGAAAGTGTAGCAAAGGGAAAGGAGGAAAGGAAGGACAGAAAGAAGCCACACACATACACATAAATATTTACCTACCACTACATATATATAAATAAAGGTTAGGTGGTAGTAGTAGTGTGTATGTCTTTGCAAATCAAGGACTTACGCTACCCACTTGTGCGTCCACGGTTGCTCGCACCACGGACAAGTGACAAGAACCTTACAAAATGTCGTCCGAGCCTGGGACGGGCGACAAAGTAGACGGAAACGGGTCACGGTGACCCGTTTTCTCACTTCCAAAGCCAAGTCCTGCGCTCCCAGTACTTGATCTCGGCCTTGCCTTCGCGCTCCTCGATCTCGCGCAGGAGTCGTTCCCTGATCCTGTTGAGTTCCTCTTTTGCTTTGGGGTTGGGGTGCCCGCCGCGCAGGGGCAGGGCACGCTGTTGGTGGCGGTTGGTGTGGGGCATGGTTCACTCCTGGTTTATTCGTCGAACTCGGCGTAGTGCTCACCCATGGCGCGGGCCATGAGGGTCAGAATCCGGGCGTTCTCTTCCCCGTAAACCTCGGGCCTATCCCAGAATCCGGCGCCGTGCCCGTTGCGGGTGAGCCAAAGGTCGTGCCCCACTTGGACGGGGTCGTACTGCGTCAGGTCGATTCCGTCACGCCCTGCGCATGCTAGGCGCAGTCGGTGACAGGCGGCCCAGGCTTCGCGGGCGCAGTCCGGGGATAGGGGCGCGTCCGGTGCGGGTTGGCCGTCCTCCCCGGTTTCGGTGAAGTAGATCGCCTCAATGTAGGCGGCGGTCATGGGGTCGGTTTGCATGGTTTGCTCCAAAGTCAAAAGATGCCCGGGATGGGCTGGAATCGGCGTAGCCCCCTCACGCAGAGGGTTCGCGCCACAAAAACGGGTCACGGTGACCCGAAATCACTTCGTCAGGGCCTTGAACACGGTCAGGGCACGGCCTGCGTCGCCGCATGCGGCCAGGAATGCCTCGAACGCTGCGCGCTCTTCGGCAGACACGCGGGTCTTGGTGGGTTCGGCCTTGCCGCTCGACGCTTGGCGGCGCGTGGTGCCCTGCAGGTTGAGCATCACATCGCGTACCGTGGTCTTGGCGGCCTCGTACTTGGGGTGTGACGAGACGAGCATGGCCTTGGTTTCGTCCTTGTTCCAACGGAACTCGGCGCCGGTCTTGGCGCAGGCCCACTCGATCACGACATTGCGGGCGTCCTCGGCGGTGGGGTATCCCGCGTCGATCATGCCCTGAATCAACTGCACACGGGCGGTGGCGAACTTGTTAAGGGTATTGAATGCTGCTTGCTTGCTCATGGTTATCTCCGGTGATTAAGTGAAACTCGGCAGGGCCAATCCCCACTGAGTAAATCCAGTATACGAAACCCCCTTTCTAAACCCAGTTTCATGCCCAGAATCGGGTCACTGTGACCCCAAAATCGGGGTATTTTGACCCCCACCTACCCCCCACCCCCCGATATTGGCAGCGACGGGGCCATGCCACATGAACACTAATCCCCACCCGCTCCCACTATTTTTCCAAAAACTCCACCTCAAACCCGCAAAATAACCCCCCACCCCCATATATTTTGAAAATAAATACCCCCCGGTATATTATAAAAACGCAACAAAACTAAGTCCAACCTTTGACACATCAAGGCGAAAAAAAGCCCCGCGCTTTGCAGCCGGGGCGTAAGTTGCAACCTGCAACAGAGAGGAGAAAGCATGAACCAACTTGCGTACATGCCGGTTGCGAATATACACTCCGCGCTATTCGGTCACAAGCCCCGCTTGGAAATGCTTGAACACTTGTTGGATTTCACCCCTCCACCGGCTACGCCGCAGAGCGTGGTTCCTTTAACTCAGGCCACGCCAGACGACATCGTCGGCGCTCAGCTAAATACTGCTGACTGGTTGGAGAAAATGGGCGCCCCCACAACAGACCAAGCCCAAGCCGCAGCCGCCACTGCTGCCGCCCAACAAGCGTTTTCTGCCCTCACCACCCAAACTCCCGAGGAACAGCGCAAGGCGCTGATGCAACTCAAGACCCCGCCTGCCGTTCGGCACCTCACGGGGATGCTGACCGCCTATGACTGGGAGTTTGTGGAGCAGGCCAAGGAGCTTCGCGGCTACGCCGTAAGCCAAATCCTTGAGGAAACAAAGCACCCCGACGCAAAAATCCGGCTGAAGGCGCTCGATATGCTCGGGCGGGTGACAGAAGTGGCGCTGTTCACGGAAAGGGTCGAAGTTAAAAACAACACCCTGTCCGACGCCGAGATCGAAGCCAAGATCAAGGACAAGATCAACCGCTTCATGCAGGTCACGGACGTGATTGATGTGGCGGAAAGCCAGGATGTAGTGGACGAGGCTCCGCAAAACGACGAGCCGACACCCGATGAACCTGCAGAATCTAACTAGCCTGACCCCGCGCGAGCTTGCGGCGCTCCAGGCGGCGTTGCCGACGCTGTCTTTGCAGGAGAAAGTCGAGCTTTTTGAGGCTCTGGAGGAAAAAGAGCGTAGGTTGTCGCGCCAACTGGCCAAAACCAGCCTGATTGAGTTCGCCAAGCACGTCTATCCGGGGTTCAAGGTGGGGCCGCACCATAAGAAGTTAGCCAAGATATTTGAAGACGTGCTTGCGGGCAAGAAAAAGCGGGTGATCATCAACATCGCCCCGCGTATGGGTAAGTCCGAGTTCAGTTCTTACCTGTTCCCCGCATACTTTCTGGGGCGCTTCCCAGAGAAGAAGATCATCATGGGCACGCACACAGCGGGCCTGTCCGAAGACTTTGGTCGGCGCATCAGAAACCTGATCGCCAGCGACGAATACGCCGAGTTGTACCCCGAAACCTGTGTTGCCGAAGACCAAAAAGCCGCCGGTAAGTGGTCAACCTCCAAGGGGGGCCAGTATTACGCTGCTGGTGTCGGTGGTGCTCTGGCTGGTCGCGGTGCTGATCTGTTCGTTATTGACGATCCTCATTCTGAGCAAGACGTAAAAATCAACAGCCGCCTCGCGTTCGATACGGCGTGGAACTGGTTCCAAACTGGCCCGCTGCAACGCTTGATGCCAGGGGGCGCCATCATCGTCATCATGACGCGGTGGTCACTTCTTGACCTAACCGGACGCCTGATCGACTACCAGACTAAGAACCCCGACGCCGACCAGTGGGAGATCGTGGAACTGCCCGCGATCTTGAACGAGGGTCAAGAAAATGAAAAAAGTCTGTGGCCAGACCAGTGGCCACTGGACCAACTCAAGTCCAAGAAAGCCAACCTCGACCCCAGGTTCTGGAACGCGCAGTACATGCAGCAGCCTACGGCAGACTCGTCTGCCATCGTGGGGCGGCATCACTGGCGGATGTGGCCAAAAGACGATCCACCCACGTGTGAGTACGTGATTCAGTCTTGGGACACGGCGTTCGAGACAAAAACCACCTCCGACTTCAGCGCCTGCACCACGTGGGGCGTGTTCTACAACGAAGAGGAAGGGGACGCCCCGCAGTTGATTCTGCTGGATGCGTTTAAGGATCGGATGGCGTTTCCCGAACTCAAGCAGGTCGCGCTCAAGCACTACAAAGAGTGGGAGCCAGACGCGTTCATCGTGGAAAAGAAGGCAGCGGGTGCCCCGCTGATCTACGAACTGCGAAACATGGGCATCCCCGTGGCCGAGTACACACCGTCGCGCGGCAACGACAAGGTGGTGCGTATGAACGCGGTGGCAGACTTGTTCTTCTCTGGGAAAGTCTGGGCGCCCGACACGCGCTGGGCCCGGGAGGTGATCGAGGAGATGGCGGCGTTCCCTGTAGGCGAGAACGACGACTTCGTGGACACTACGACACAGGCGCTCCTGCGCTTCCGTCAAGGGGGCTTCATCAGCCTCGAATCCGACGAGCAAGACGAAAAACGCTACTTCACGCCACGCAAGGCGGCGTACTACTGATTAGGAAAGGCCAGACATGGCAACGAACATCGACAAGGCGCTGTACGGCGCGCCCGTGGGTCTGGAAGAGATGGCGCAGGCTGAGCCTGAGT